TCAATACTACCAGCATTATCGCTTGGAGCTTGAGCAGTCAGAGTTGGAGTTGGTCCACCCTGTTGTTCTGAAGATACTATTGGAGAAGGAGCAAGATTGTTAAACTGAGTAGGTGGTGGAGCCAGAGTAGCTGTTTCTGGAGGATTTGCACCGGGTTGAGAGGCAACCTCATTACCTGTTTTATTCGCCAATGATGTTGTATCTGATACGCTAGAAGCTGGGGCGTTTGTTTGTACTTCGTTTGTTTGTTGAGCAGCATTAGTATAAACTTGACCTGCAGCTTTGTCTCCATTAATTACTTGAGTTTGAGCTGTTAATTTACTAGCCGCCTGATTATATGAGTCAAGTGCACTTGAATACGCATTTTTAGCAGAGGTAAATTGTTCAATAGAAGCTGAAAGAGGAACAGCACGAAAAGTCGCTTCAGCTGCAGTTTTAGCAGATAGAGCTTGTGAAACTGCAGCTAGCGATGCTTGATACTCTGGGCTTAATATTTTCGCATTGGCGACGTCATTACTATTGTTTGCTCCAGCTAACAATTCAGCAGTCTTTTGAACGGTGGTGACCATATTATTTTCCTTATAGTACTATTGTTTATATAGTATTTATGTATAAATAATATACTGATATTTTCATTCATTCATCCAAAAATCTTGACCGTATACAACATAATGTTGTATAATTGCAACATCTTAACCTAAAGAGACTATGACACCTATACTTCAAAAACCCAAAAACTATTTAAACAACAAAGATATTCTAGCAGAAATTCATAAAAGCAAAAACACATATTGTAAATTTGCATCTAAAGATGATAATCAATATGATTTCATCATTGACTATGAAGACAATAACAATTTACAACGAAGTTTAGAATATGCTAGTAAAGACGATGTAATTCAATTAGCAAAAGAGGGCAGAGCTTATCGTCTAAGTAATGTTACAGCTCCAGATGGAACTAAAATTAAAACTGAAAAAATTGATCCATCTACAATAGATGTTAAAGATTTAGTTTTTAGAGTTATGACTTGGGATCATATTCCAGTTGCTCCAAAACAACCTCGTAAAAATAACAAACCAAAATCTGCTAAAGAAATTTTTGACTTTGCTCCAATTGATGACTCACCATTTGAAGATTTGGAAGACAAAACTCTAGCAAAAGAAATGGGACTAGATAATATGGTTCACGTTAGACTTAACTTCCCTCCATTTCAACATTATAAAATAGATGAAAATAATTCATTTTACTGTGTAGGCAAAAGTCATTGGAAGGGAGAATTAGATTCTGGTGAGTTCTCCAAAGAACATGGCCAAATTACAAATAAGTTAGCTACTATGTATCTAAAGCTATGTGAGAAGTATAGCTTAAGATATAATTGGCGTGGATATACCTATGTAGACGAAATGCGTGGTGCTGCTATTTTACAATTGACTTATGTTGGATTACGATTTAACGAAGCCAAATCACAGAATCCATTTGCTTACTATACCGCCGCTATCACCAATTCATTCTGTCGAGTTCTAAATACAGAAAAACGTGTACAAACTATTAGAGATGACGTACTTGAAATGAATGGATTAAATCCTTCTTTTACTCGTCAGCATAGTAATGACTTGGGTAAAGAAAAAAAGAGAGTAGAGGGCGAGTAGCGTCAATAGTACCAAAATATTTGATTAGTGTTTGTCATTAGCGTATAATCATCTGATGACAAATTTATTCAAAAAAGCTGCATTTTTCACTGATATACATTTTGGACTTAAGTCCAATTCATTACAACATAATAGCGATTGTGCTAATTTTGTTGAATGGTTTATAACAACTGCTAAGAAAGAAGGATGCGAAACCTGTTTCTTTCTTGGAGATTGGAATCATAATCGTGCTGCTATAAACATTCAAACTCTTCAATTTGGACTACATGCTCTTGAAAAGCTAAGTGCTGCATTCGATCAAATATTCTTTATTCCAGGAAATCATGATCTATTCTATAGAGACAAACGTGATGTTCATTCAGTAGAATGGGGCAAACATTTACCTAATGTTACCATTGTCAATGATTGGTTTACAGTAGGAGATGTTACTATTGCTCCGTGGATTGTAGGCGATGAATGGAAACGACTTGAAAGTCTTTCAGGAAAATATTTGTTTGGACATTTGGAACTACCACATTTCTATATGAATGCCATGATTCAAATGCCAGATCATAATGAAATTCAAGTCAATCATCTTAAAGGATTTGACGAAGTGTTTTCCGGTCATTTTCATAAGCGACAAACTCGCAGTAACGTAACCTACATTGGAAATGCATTTCCACATAACTATGCAGATGCCGGTGATGATCAACGAGGTATGATGATCAAGAGCTGGGATGGTCAAAATGAATATCATGCTTGGCCTGATGCTCCTAAGTATAGAGTCTATACGCTTAGTCGTGTATTAGAGGCTCCAGAAAAGTTATTACTACCCGGTAGTTATGTTCGTATCAATTTAGATATTGATATCTCATTTGAAGAAGCTTCATTTATTCGTGAGAAATTAGTTCCAGAATATAAACTCAGAGAGCTTACATTGATTCCTGTCAAACAAGATTTCTCTAACTTAACCGAAGACAACACCCCAGCAGAATTTGAAAGTGTAGATAAAATCATTCAATCACAAATCGAACTATTGGAAGAGGGTGCATTTGACAAAAAACTTCTATTAGAAATTTACAATACATTATGATTACATACGGTAAACTAACCTTAAAGAACTTTCTATCAATTGGAGCTGTTGAACAGACAATTGATCTAAACACTAACAATCTAACACTTATCTTAGGTGAAAATTTAGACTTGGGTGGAGAAAGTGCTCGTAATGGAACCGGCAAGACAACCATTTTACAAGGACTGTCATATGCACAATTTGGTGTTCCGATTAATAACATTAAAAAAGACAATTTAATCAATCGTACAAACAGTAAAGGAATGTCTGTTAAGTTTGAGTTTGCGGTTGACAATGTCAAATATCGTATTGAACGTGGTAGAAAGCCAACTTTCTTAAAGTTCTATATAGATGATAAAGAACAAACCAGCGAAGAAACAAATGATAGTCAGGGTGATAGTCGTCAGACTCAAGATGCTATTGAACGTATTGTACAAATGTCACCTGATATGTTTAGACACATTGTTGGACTGAATACTTATACTGAGCCATTCTTAGCTCTTAAAGTTTCAGATCAGCGAGTTATTATTGAGCAACTACTTGGTATTACTATCTTATCCGAAAAAGCAGAAATGATTAAGAAGATGAATACCAGTACAAAATTAAGTATTCAAACAGAAGATATTAGAATCAAAGCCGTACAAGAAGCCAATGTTCGTATTCAAGAACAAATTGAATCATTGAAACGTAGACAAAGACTATGGATTGCAAAACACGATGAAGATTTGTCTAAATTAGTGTCTGAATACGATGAATTAAGCAAGATAGACATTGATGCTGAATTACAAGCACATAAAGACTTGACCATTTACATAACCTGTCTTGAAAAGAAAACACGTTATGATGATTTGATATCAAAACAATTAAGTTGGAACAAAACCAAAACAAAAGATATTGCTACGCTACAAGAAAAGTTAACAAAGTTAAACTCAATTGATATTGATAGTGAGTTACAAGCACACAAGGATTTTGCTAATTATAATATCAAATCTAAGAAGATAAGTGAACTTAATAAATGGATTAAACTTAACTTAATCGATGAAGCTCGTGAAACTAAAATTATAGATCAACTTAAAGTAGAAATTGCTGCTTTAGAAGAACATAAATGTCACGCTTGCGGTCACGACTTACATGATGATAGTCATGAACAAATGTTGTCCGATAAACGTATAGCACTACAAGAAGCTGCTATTCAAGCATTACATACTAATACACAATGGATAGAAAATACACAAGCATTAAGCGACTTAGGAGAACTAGGAACAATACCTAAAGTATTCTATAATATTGAAGAAGAAGCTATTAAGCATAGTTATAGTGTATTGAATCTACAAACTGAAATGTTTTCTAAAATACAAGAAGAAGATCCATACGCCGTACAAATCAATGATCTTAGTAATGAAGAGATTGTATGTGGTGACAAACCTATCACTCACTACAAAACTGAGAGTGAAGCTATCAAGCATAGCAGTCGTGTAGAAAGTTTATTAGATCAAATTACTAATAAGAATGACGAGACTGAGCCATATAGCGAACAAATTTCAGAGATGGAACAAAATGCTATTCAACCAATTTCATTTGATACTATCAATGAGCTTACTAGAGTTATGCAGCATCAAGAATATCTATTGGATCTGTTAACCAATAAGAAAAGTTTTGTTCGTAAAAAGATCATTGAACAGAATCTTACTTACTTGAATTCAAGATTGACTCACTATCTTACTTCATTAGGTTTGCCACATGAAGTACTATTTGTAAACGATCTAAGTGTACAGATTACAGAATTAGGTCGTGAACTTGACTTTGACAACTTAAGTCGTGGTGAAAGAACCAGATTGATACTAGCACTCAACTTTGCATTTAGAGATGTATTTGAATCATTATTTCAATCTAGTAATTTGGTATTTGTAGATGAACTTATTGACAATGGCTTGGATACAGCTGGAGTAGAAAATGCACTAGCATTGCTAAAGCATATGAGTAGAACTCTTAATAAGAGTGTGTTCTTAGTAAGTCATCGCGAAGAATTATCAAGTAGAGTCGGATCAATTCTAAAAGTAATTAAAGAAAATGGATATACTAGATATGAAAATGAAAATGATGTGGAATCTTAATCATGGATGATATAAAAATAGTAAAAACTCAGATTGAAGCTAAGACACGTAAGTTACAAGCTACTTGGACGCTTGAATCTCAACAATCATATATCATAGATACTGCTATGAATAATTTAGCAGATAATATAGCCGATGAGATAGACTGGGAAGTTTTATGCAAGCTTAACGAAACCACAGAAAATTGGATAGAAATACAATTTTCCAAAGATGCTAAAAACGCAGGAAAAAGAGTAATTAGAAAATGGGTTCAACAAACATTTAAGAATGGAGTTTTTGTGTTCAGTAATCGTGTTATGTTTGCTAGAGAAGAAGATGCGGTGCTATTTGCATTGAGATGGTCATGATAGCAGCAGAAATACGCATAGATCGTATTACAGATGAAGAATATCAAGAACGAGAAGCATGGTGTACACAAAACTTTGGATCAAGAGCACTGTTCAGAGATCACGTAGACAATGATAATCCATGGTTTTCTCTATATTCACCGTATATGTTGCGCTGGTGGTGGTATTTTGCTCGCAAAGAAGATGCTACTTTATTTGCATTGAGATGGTTGTGACTGAAATTAAATTTAGCAGTATTGATTCTAATTTAACTGAAATTCGTTATCTTGCAATGCAAGATTGGTTAATAGACAATCTCGGAGAAAGTCAACGAGATCGTATGTGGCGTTGGGTAGGTGGTCGTTGGTGGATAGACGGTACATATTCAGTTATGTTTACTAACAGCGCAGATGCTACTTTATTTGTATTGAGATGGTCATGAATAGTCATCAAAGAAGAATAACTAAAAGATTTAAGCAACGAACTACTATAGAGAAACTAAGTACGTGGAAAATACCAATAATAGCATCATTGATAAAAAAATGTACACCTACGCTTATAGCATATAATATAGCAGGCGTTCAACCAATGACAGAACCAGTTGGAAAAATTCACACACTACGTGTTCGCTATAATTCTGATTTTTCTTATCTTGATTGGAAATTTAAAATAGTATCAAGAACTGATTATTCCGTTAATGAAACTTATACTATACCCGATGGTTACTTAGTAATAGACGTGATTGATACTTCAATACAAAAATGGATAAAAGATCAACCTATACATTTATGGAAAGAGATTGAGTCTACTAATTATGCATATGATCGTTATTTTATTACAGAAGAACTTTGTACGTACATAACATTAAAATGGGCTTAATATGTTGAATTTCAAAATAAAATTTTTAAATGCTGATAAAAAGAGATAAGTATAGTCATGTCAAGCAAAAGCAAAATAAAAGGCAGTTCATTTGAACGTGAAGTGGCTAAGTATTTTTCCGATCTGTATGACGAGTCATTCATCAGAAACATTTCTGGTAGTGGAGCGTTTATTGGAGGTAAAAACTTTCACAGAGCAGCAAAGCTGACTGACAGTCAAGTATTGAGTACTCGTGGTGATATATATTGTCCTGAGTCGTTTGCTAATCTCAATATTGAATGTAAATCATATGCCAGTTTTACATGGCATCAATTGTTCGATGAATCTAAGCAATTAGAAACATGGATCAATCAACTAATGACGGTATCTGATTGTTATAGTCTTAATATGTTATGTTTTAAGATTACAAGACAGGGTCGTTATGTAGCAGTACCAGCCAAAGTATCTATTATTCATCATCAGCATAAACAAACTGGAATGTTTATAGATATCAATCATATGACTTATACAACTAAGTATCATGGTGTTTGGTTTATTTACCCGTTCGAATCGTTTCTTATATCATACAAAGATACGGTCGCTCTACTCTCCTCAAAAAATCAATCTGAAAATACAACTCTAAAACCGTGCGAACTCACAGAAGAGAAGCACTACAACACTCAAAACACATAAAATAAAACACAGTAGAAGTAAAAAGAGATTACGAAAACATCATAATCTTACACAGGTCAAACAATTACCTGTCAAATCAAAATAGAAACGTTACTGATGATCCGACACCGTCAGTGGAGTAAGACCAAAGCGTGGACAATACTAAGCGCAACAAGTCTCTAAACGCAAAATTCCTTTCGGAGGGAGTTTTACTGCGCCTGACAGATCAACGGGCAAGATATAAAGAGTTCTGGGTGCATCCTTTGCGTACAGTCTTTCTCTAATAGTGATCCAAAATTATTATTCAAAAGACGGGGGGAGGACATGAAGTTATATCTGTACTTAATATATCATCATTGATCGGTTGTATCGCTTCGCTCAACAACCGGAGTTTGTCCATTCATCGCTTCGCTCTGAAGTGAGACAAACTCGATTCTTTTTATATAAGAAGTTTTAAAAGAAAAAGCCAGATAACCGCTAGGTTTCTGGCAGGTGAACAAAGTTCACCTTTTGATTAAAAGAATGGTAACTTGGTTTTCTTAGTAGTTTCCAAATTATCATCAATAATCTTATTCAAATTATCTATTTCTTGGCGACTCATGTTCATAATGTCATCGAAACTTATGCCACCTCGCATATACCATGCCAATTTTTGAGCATTGAATGGTATAGCCCAACGTTCTTTCTCCATATCGTCTGTAAACTTCTTAATCTCGTCGTTGTTAAGATAAAGAAGTTTTAGTCGAAAAAATCCGTAACGTTTAATTCAATTTTTTGTTTATACTCGTGTTTGCAATCAGGACATTTAATATCGATTGGTTCTAATTCATTTTTTTCTCTTAGTTCAACACTTTTATTTCGTATAAGTGATCCAGTGTCTCTGTCACAATTGTTTAAAAATTCTACAATGTAATCTTTTTCTGTGACTAACGTTTCAGGGGTTTGAATATGTTCAATAGTATTTGCTACCATTCTGGTTACTAGATCAGTTAGCTGAACAATAGTGTCACTCATAAGTTTGGATTTTTCTTCTCCGTCTTCGTAACTGTCAATAGTAACTAATGTTTTTTGAATCTTAAATTGATTTAAGCTATTTTTGTTTGTCTCTTCGTATGTCAATGGTCTAAACTTAATTTCTAGTTCACGAATCTTCAGTATATCTGTATAGTCAATAAATACTGACTTATTTAATATAGATAGTAGATCAATTTCGTACTCATTTTGTTCATTACAACTTGGACACTGTGATCCAATAGCCATTGAACCATCTCCACTTGCGGCTTTTATAGCAACAATTACGGCATCTAAGTCTACGTTATTCAATTTCCATGGATCAACAATATTAGGAATACAACTTTTAATCAGTTCTACCACAGCGGCACCATTAAATAGTCCGTCTGGTGTTCTAATAGTCATCTCATCAATAGCAGTCATTGGATACACTGGCAATTCTCCATTCGGAGGAATATTGACAATATTTGATGTATAGTATACTCCGCCACTCGGTAGTTTAAAATAAATGCTTGGACGACGAAAGTACTGCTTTAATGGATTGTTTTCTAACATATATGTTCCTTTTGAACTAGAAAAATTGTAACCTAAATACTATAAGCGGACTGATTACATATTAGTATTTAGTGAGAGAAAATGGACAATAAAAATTTAGATAGCGATTCTACAGATAATTCTGCAAACTTCACTAATAGTGCAGAGGCGCTGCGTAAATTTGGAAACATTGCTGATAATGGTAAAGAAGTACTGACCATTAAAGAAAAAGCAATAATGGAATACTATGCCGAAATAGAAAGAAAAGAAAAAAGAACAAAAAAACAAGTTAAAGCTATTGAAACTGTTACAAATGACTTGCTACATTTTGCTGGATCACTATCTACCGGAGGAGCAGATGGATTTAGTGGTCTAACTGCCGCTATTGACGCTACTGTTGGCATAGCAGCTGGATTTGCATCTGCTGTACCTTTCGTGGGTGAACAGTTAAAGGAGATGGCTGAAGTAATTGGGGATTTGGGTAAATTTTTAGTAAATCAATTTAAGAGTGCCTATGGAAAGTTTGAAAAATTAAGCGATACCGGAGTAGTAACTACTTTTGAAGACTTAAAAGAAATAAGTGACTCTACTGGATTAAATTTAGAAGATATTAACAAAGTATTTGGAAAATTTAGTAAAGACATGGCAGTATTTGGCGGATCAGCTACCACTGGTAGAAAGGCCATTCAAGAATTGTTATTTGACTCGGATAAAATTTCTAGAAATTTTCAAAATTTGGGAATGTCTATCGATCAAGTAGCAGAATTTCAAATTTCTGCATTAGCTCAATCAAAACTTAGTTCTGATTTTGATATCAATGATACCAAAAAGAATGTAAGTTTTACTTCTCAATATATACGTAGTATTGATACTTTAAGTAAACTTACAGGCAAAGGAAGAAAAGAATTACAAGAAGAGATACTTGCTAGAGGTAAGGGCGCAAGATATACAGCCGGAATTGGTACATTACCAGCAGAAATAAAACAACAAGCAGACGCTGCTATATCACTACTATCAGTAATTGGACCAAAAACATTTGGAGAGGGAATTTCTGATATTATAGCTACTAATGGCGCTCCCATCACTGAGAAATCTAGAATAGCAATGATGAACTTAGAAGAAGGTGGAATGAATGTTAGAGATTCAGTTCTAAAACTCAAAAGAGGAGAAATGTCAGGAATAGAATTTAATAATATGGCTAGAAAAGCCATGGCTAGATTTGCTCAATCTAATAAAGAACAAATTAAAGTTAGTGCAAGTGGTCTTAAAGTTTATGAAAATATTACTGCTGGTTTTGATGCTTTAATAAATGCTGAAGAAGATAGTAATAAAACAGCAGAAGAACTTACAGTAGCTCAGAACGCTATTATTAATGCTACTAAAGGAACCGGAGAATCTTTATCTGAAGCTCAAAGATCAATGTATGCTATTTCTAAAAATTTGACAATGTTGATTACTAGTAGTGATATTGTTGCTGGTGCTATGAACACTGTAGCAGATGCAATGAATAAAACTACTCAAAATATGTATGAATTAATAGGAAAAAAACTTCCGGCAGAATTAAAAGCTCGTTTTGAAGAAACCGCTTCCTTGACTGAATTAAATAAAGAAAAAAATAAATTTAATAAATTAACAGTACAACTGACTCAAAATGAGCAAAAATTATTAAAACTTAAAGAAAATCCAAAATTAGATCCGAGAGAAATAAAAACACTTCAAGATCAAAATGCAAAAGATAAAAAGGAAACAGAACTATTAAAAACTCAAATTGAAGCAAGACAGCAGCAATTAGATATAATAAAAAAAGACAGAATAGAAAAAGAAAATATGGCCAAATATGGTCAAAAAACAAATCCAAATGCTCCAGCTGGATCGCCACTTCCAAGTGGCGGTGGTGGCAATGCTGGATCGGCGCCTTCGATTAATTCAAGTTCATCTGGTAGCTCTGGTCGAGGAACAGCAGAGACAGAAAGAGCCGGAGGAATGAAAGAAGGATCTGGACCAACTACAGTAGGGCAAAATCAACAATTATTATTACAAGCAATGAATGATTTGGGTGTAACTGATTCTAAAACCCGAGCTGCCATGGCCGCTACTGCAGAGGGTGAATCTAGTTTTAAACTACAATCTGAAATTTCATATGAAAATACTCCAAATCAAGGGATTAGAGAATCATTTGGACCAGGATCTGTGTTTGGTAAAATGTCTGATGATCAATTAACCAGAGTAAAAAAAGATCCAGTTCAATTTTTTGATATAGTATATGGAGGAAGATACGGAAATACAAGTCCAGGAGATGGATATAAGTATAGAGGTCGTGGATTTATAGGAATTACTTTTAAAGATAACTATGCAAAATATGGAAAATTATTAGGAATTGATCTTGTTGGAAATCCTGATTTAGCAAATGATCCAAAAATTGCAGCTAAAATTGCTGTTATGATGATGAAAGATGGAATGGCGAATAACAAAGGAGTATATGGAAATGCTGATATATATACTCAAGTCGCTCGTAGTATCGGAAATGCAAATAAAGTTACAGAACAGGGAAAAAAAGATGCATATGCACGAAATTTACAAACTGGACAATGGGGGCAGGATAAGACCGCTGATCTAAATTTTATGAATGGACAACCCGTACCTTCTTCAGTAGCAACTGGAAATATTATTCCTAAAAGTGCAGTTGGAAGTTCTTCTGAGCCTAGCGGAATTCTTAAAGGCCCAAGTACTGGTTATTTGGTTGTATTGCACGGTGACGAGATGGTTATTCCGGCAAATGAAGGTTCTCAAAAACTTCAACTTCAAGGAATGATGAGCAATAGTATAGATCAAGAATCGGTTGTTAAATTATTTAGTATGATTAATAAAAAAGTTGATATGATGATTTCATCAGTCGAATTGTCAATTTCTAATCAAATGTCATATAAAAATATGAGAGTTGCTTAATAATGAAAAAGGTAATAAAAAATGGCTAAGCCGAATGATGAATTTGATAGTGAACTAGCAAGAAGCACTCGTGAATTAAAGTCTTTTAAAGATGCGGTTAAGCTTAACACCGAAGCATTAATCATTACTACTGCTGCCACAAAACAAGCAAAGAAAGAAGAAGAAGAACAAGCAGAAAAAGTGCAAAAAATGGCAACTGCACTTGTCAGCGGTACTAGATCCGCTCTTAGTTTTGGAAAATCATTAACAGATGGAAAAGGTAGCTTTGCCCCATTAAAAACTGTATTTTCGGCTGTTACTAAGGGTCTAGCAGCTTTTGCTGGAGTATTTGGTCCAGTAGGAAAAATCGTCGGTGCTGCAATTAAAGCCGCTGGAGAAGTAGCTAATTTTATTGTTGATCGTTTTGACGCCACTTATGGAGTGTTTACTAGATTAAGTGATAGCGGAGTAGTTGGATCATTTGAAGATTTATACTCTGGTGTAGAATCTACAAGAATGGGATTTGATCAAATGGCTGGTGCTTTGGAAAAGCATAGCAAAGATTTAGCATTATTTGCCGGCAGTGCCACTAAAGGAACAAACGTATTTAAGGCAGTAGCATCTGGAAGTTTAGATTTGAGACGACAGTATCAAAAACTTGGAATTGGTACAGAAGATTTTGCAGAGTTTCAACTAAGTTATCTTTCTATGGAAATGAGAACTGCTGCTGGAAAAAAGAAAACAAATGATGAATTAATAGCAGGAACATCTGAGTATATCGATACTCTAGACACTATGTCTAAATTAACTGGAATGAGCAGAAAAGCCATCAATGATGAAATGATGGATAGACAAAAAAATGATGCTGGATTCAGAGCATGGGCAATTGATGCTCCAAAAATACAAAAAGATAATTTGCTTAAAATGCTTACAGTAGTATCTGGTAAAACAAAAAGCAAAGAGTTGACTCAAGGTTTATCTGATTTTATTAGAGGCAATACAAATACAAAAGAAGCTAGTTTACTATCTAGAGCAGTTGGTGATACTTCTGTATTAGAAAAACTTAGAGAGGCCAGTAAAAAAGGCGGAACTGAATACATGGCTCAGTTAGAGATTGTACTTAAAACTGCTGAAGTAAACATGGATAAACAAAAGGCTGTTATTCAATATCAAACTAAAGATAATGAAATGACCGCACTGTATGTAGGAATTAAAGAAGCTACTATAAAAACTGATAAGTCATATGTAGAAGAATTAATAGAAGCAGAAATTGCTCAGAAGAAAGCAAAAGAACAAACCGAAGGTATAGGTCCGGCTGTAGCTAATACAAAACAAAGCATGGAGCAGGCTGCTATAAACATTGATTTGTTAGCAACAGGTTCTGATATGACTGCCGCCGCAATGAAAATATTTTCTGGGGCAATAGAAAATGTCACTGAAAAATTTTACGAAATGGGAGGCAAAGCTTTACCTCCATTATTGGTAGCTAGAAAAAAAGAAAGACTATTAATAGAACAGCAATCTGCCGCTTCTAAGAAATTCTTAGAAGCACAAGAAAGATTTGCAAAGTTTGGTTCAAGAGAGGGCGGAAGAGTTACTGGAGCCAGAAATGAAAGAGATAAAGCACAAGAAGAACTCAGTAAAATTGATGCTGAATTAAAAGATGCTAAAGAAGAATCTGAAAGATTAGCAAAACAAGCACATGCTTCTAACAGAACTTCATCAGATTCATCAGATTCATCAAATCCTCTAACTGCTCAAAACAACGAAGGTAGAGGCCCTCCGTCCGGAGACCCTGGTAGCGGTGGCGAAGCAGGTGTAAAACCTGATGTACTAGCAAAAAAAGCACAATTAGAATCAATAATAGGTAAAAAATTAATTGTAACTAGCGGTTTCAGAAAAGGAGCTCCTAATCATGGTGATGGGTCTGCTATTGATTTGGGTTTTGGACCAAATCCATTAACTGAAGCAGAAATAAATAAATTATTTAAAGGTGCTATTGACGTTGGCTTTACCGGAATAGGAGCAGAATTTAAAGCTAGTGGAGGTGCCCATATACATTTAGATACTTCACATTCAAAATTAGTTGGATGGGGTAGCGATGAGACATCTGCTAGTTTATCACGAGATTCTCCATATCTAGCAAAATTAATCAATGATAAAAATAGTGGCAGACCTTCTGCTAGAACAGGTGGAATATTTACTGATCCTGGAGATATTAATGATAAAAACAGTGGCAGACCTTCTGCTAGAACAGGTGGAATATTTACTGATCCTGAAGATATTAGT